ATATCATAATCAAACATGCCCAAAGGAGCAGCTATATTGTAAACTTTTTCACCTCTCCTTGGAGCTTTTAAAGATAGTGGTATAACTTCAACACCTTTAGTTAAGCCTTCTGCAAAAAGAAGACACGCATCTATTTCTTGATCTTTTTTTATAACAACCGCATCATAACTATCTAAAGTTATTGTTGATACTTTCATGTTTATTTTTTGATCAACAGATTCTAATAAACCACTTTCTCCGTTACAAACGTGTGCTGCGGTAACAATCCAAGCACCTTTTTCTGAAACACGCACAACATAACCAGAACCAGTGGAACGTAATTCCATAGTAGCGCATTTGCCTTCTCCAAAACATCTTTTTAATTGAACTGTTTTACTTATAAAAGCAAATCCTTCTCTTGGAAAATTATTTTCTATGTTTGAGTTTGTTGTGCCGCAAGAGAAAGTAAACAGCATAACAAACGTGAGGGTGCTAATCATAACCCTACTCATTTTTTTATCCTCCTATGTCCAAGGGATTATTAATCCCTTATAAATAAATAAGTCTTCAGTCATCGTTTTTTACTTTTTCTTTTTTGATAACACTATTTAATAATAACTAAGTTGAAGAGCGCCACGTAGTTTAAGTGTGCGTAATACTTCAATTTATGTGAGATCTAAAAAGTGAGATCAAATGGCTAAAAAAATTTATATTCTTGATACCAGCGTTTGTTTAACAGACGCAAATTGTATTCGTTCTTATGGTAATAATGATATTGTCCTTCCTTTAAAAGTTCTTGAAGAAATAGATAATAACAAAAAAAGACAAGATGGCTGCGGAACTAATGCTAGAAGTATTATTCGTAACTTAGATGCACTTAGAGAAAAAGGTAGTTTATCAAAAGGAGTGAGAATAGATAAAGGTAAAGGTCTTATTTGCGTAAAAATGGTCAAAAAAGAGGGTCTACCAGAAGACTTAGATCTTAGAGTACCTGACAATGAGATTATTAGCGTTGCATTAAACCAAAAAAATCAAAACCCTAAAAGAAAAGTAATCGTTGTCACACGAGATATTAACATGCGTGTTAAGTGCGACTCTTTGGGTTTAACGACAGAGGATTTTCAATCAGATCAAGTTGTAAAAGATACAGACAACATATACACCGGATTTGTGACTCACTTGGTTGACGAACCAGTATTAGATCAGTTTTACGCAGGAGAAGATGTATACATAGATAAAGAAGAGTTGAAACTAAATCCAAATCAGTTTTTAATGCTGGTGTCAAATCAAAACGAAAAGAAAACTGCTTTAGGAAGGTTTACTTCTTACAGTGAACCGATTAAATTATTAAACTCCAATAGTAAAAGAAACATATGGGGGTTAAAACCAAGAAATAAAGAGCAGATTTTTGCGATGGATTTATTAGAGGACGAAAAGATAAATGTTATAACTTTAGTGGGCAAGGCTGGCTGTGGTAAAACTTTATTGGCTATTGCGGCCGGCCTAAGCCAAGTTGTAGAGAAAGGCACGTACAGTCGTTTAGTTGTTTCCAGACCAATACAACCAATGGGTCGCGACATTGGATACCTACCAGGCTCTATGGAGGAGAAGATGTCTCCGTGGGTAGCTCCAATTAGAGATAATCTAGAATACTTAATGGCAAATGACAAAGCAGCGCTTGAAACTTACATGAAGCAAGGTAGAATCGAAGTAGAAGCGCTAACGTATATTCGTGGTCGTTCAATAGCAAATGCGTTTATTATTATCGATGAGGCTCAAAACTTAACTGCTCATGAACTTAAGACAATTTTAACGCGAGTTGGTGAGAATACTAAAATTGTTTTAACTGGAGATATTGAGCAAATTGATAACGTGTATTTAGATGAAACTTCCAACGGCCTTACCCACGCAGTTGAAAAATTTAAAAGTTTTGAAGTTTCTGGCCACGTAACACTTTTAAGAGGTGAGCGTTCTAAAGTGGCTACAATCGCTTCTAAAATTCTTTAAATTGTTACAAATATCTGTTATATTTATGTAAAAGGAGGGTCATATGACCATAGAAAATGAAAATCCAGATTTATTCACACCGGTTCAGCCAGAAAATGAAATGAAAAGTTGGCTTGTAAACTACGTTGGCAACAAATTACAGCCTGAAAATGATGAGGTTAATGTTGAAATGATTATATCAGTCATGGCCGAGGAGTTTCCAGAATTTTTAATGCCTCTAGCCGAAGAAAATTTTATTCGTGGTTACCGCCAAGGTCTTGAAGATGCAGATAAAAAAATCTTACAAACTGATGACCACGGATAACTAAAATAAATGAGAGAATACATAGTAGAGGCAGTCAACAAATCAAAGAGAAAATTTAAAGAATATAAAATATACGGAAAACCTTTTATTTTTTCACAACCGTTTGAAACAGATATTGATTTAAATTTTATTAAAAATAAAATAGAGAGTTTGGTGCCGGAGCATTTTTTTGATAATGTTGATGGTTTCTTTGTTGGATATGTAAATGAGTTTTTTGAAGGCGATAGAGAATATAATGCTATGTTTAAAGACGATGCGATATATCTTTCGCCGGATCAAGATGATGAAAAAGACTTATTAGACGATATAATTCATGAACTTGCACACGCTGTTGAAGAAAAACACGAAGACAAAATATATGGAGATGGGCGCTTAGAGCGTGAGTTTGTGACCAAAAGAAAATATTTGTATTATCTTTTAGGTGATAAAGAATACGATATAGAGGCGTATAGCGACCCAGAATATGATAATGATTTTGATCAACATTTATATAAAAATATAGGTTATGACAGATTAAGAGGTGTGTCCTCAGAACTGTTTTATTCTCCATACGCAATAACAGCTTTAAGGGAATATTGGGCAAATGGTTTTGAGAACTATTTATTACGGAGTAGAGGTAAATTAAAAGAAATTAGTCCCGTGCTTTACAATAAAGTAGATTCTTTACTTGATATTTAATAGGAGGGTAATAGTAGCATGAATATATCAGAGGTACAAAAAAAAGATAAAAATAAAAGGTATTTTAAGGTCGAAGTTTATTCAGATTCTAGATCTAAAAAATTAACCACTAAATTAGAAAAAATTATTGAAAAAATAAAAATTCAATTTAAACTTGAAGATTACGATTTTTTATCTGCGGAAAGTAGCGGTGGTCTTTCAAGGAGCCAAAGACAAGGGCTATATGTCTTTGAAAAAAAACGACTTGACACACCTACTGATTATGATATAATAGATAAATCGCAAATAAAAAATACTTCTAAAAAAACAAAACCAATAAAAAAAGCGATTCCTAAAATAAACAAAACAGAGGAATAAATGTCTCACATATCCTATTCTGAACTTAAAGAATGGACTGATTGCCCTTGGAAACATAAATTAAATTATATTGAAAGAATAAAACAATTTAAAGGTAACGAGCATACGTCTTTTGGGTCAGCGCTACATACGGTTTGTGAAATTATCGTTCAAAACAACGATAAAAACAAAAAGTCTGAGGGTTTAGAGCAGCTTTTTGAGCAAGAATTTGTGCAAAATTTACAGAAAGTAAAACAAGCTAGTCCAAATATTAGTTACTCAGCAGAACTTATCTCATCAATGCGTTCTCAAGGTAAACACATCATCCAATTTATATTACCAGCGTTAAAGAAATATTTTGGAAAATTTGAAATGGTTTCCGTAGAAGAACAATTATATGAGGTAATCGAAAATGAAAAAGTCGATAAAAATTTTAAAGGATTCGTTGACCTTGTTGTGTATACCCCAGACACTAAAAAATATCATATAATTGACTGGAAAACTTGTTCTTGGGGCTGGGACAGTCGAAAGAAAACTGATAAAATGATCACTTATCAGCTTACTCTTTACAAGCACTTCTGGGCAAAAAAACATGATAAGGATCACAAAGACATTGTTACCCATTTTGCTCTCTTAAAAAGAACTGCAAATAAAAACAACGTAGAAATATTCAAAGTTACTAATGGTGAAAAGAAAATAGGTAATGCACTTAAACTATTGAATAAAGCCGTATATAATATTAATAAAAGTAATTACGTTAAAAACAGACTTTCTTGTTACGGTAAATACGGTGTATGCGAATACTACAAAACAAAACATTGCTCATGAGGTTTAAATGGATAAGAAAATTAAGGTCTTCACTCTTAGTGATATGCCTCTTAGTCCTAGTGGCGTTGGAACTCAAACTAGGTATATTTGTGAAGCGTTATTAAAAACTGGTAAGTTCCAAATTCGCTCTTTCGGCGGCGCAATTAAACATCCTAAATATGATCCAATCAAAACAGAACAATATGGAGAGGATTGGATAATGTATCCTGTTGATGGATACGGAAATAAAGAGATGGTTCGTTCTCTAATCAGACAAGAAAAACCAGATATTATGTGGTTTATGACCGATCCTAGATTTTGGGGCTGGCTTTGGGAAATGGAGAATGAAATCCGTCCTCTATTACCAATGGTCTATTATCATGTTTGGGATAACTACCCTTATCCTACTTATAATAAGCAATTTTATGAATCAAATGATTTTATTGCTACCATTTCAAAAGTAACTGACGATATTGTTAAAACCGTTGCGCCCGACGTTGAATCAAAATACATACCTCACGCTGTTAATAGCGAAATATTTAAGCCGGAAATAAATGATGAACTTGTAGAGGAATTCAAAAAACAAGTTTTTGGTGAATTCTATGATCCGGATAAATTTGTTTTCTTTTGGAATAATCGTAACGCTAGAAGAAAACAATCAGGGTCGTTAATATTTTGGTTTAAAAAGTTTTTAGATAAAGTTGGTCATGACAAAGCCTGCCTCGTTATGCATACTGAAACTAAAGACCCAAACGGTCAAGATTTACAAGCTATTATTCAACATCTTGAATTAACCAATGGTGAGGTTTTGTTTAGCCAGCAAAAAGTTGATTTAAAAAAACTAGCTTTAATGTACAACATGGCTGATTGTACTATTAATATATCAGATGCGGAAGGCTTTGGCCTCGCAACCTTGGAGTCTTTGTCTTGTGGAACTCCTATCATAGTAAATATGACAGGTGGACTTCAAGAGCAAATTAAAGATGGCAAAAAAGAATTTGGTATCCCACTATATCCAGCGTCAAAAGCGATTATTGGATCTCAAAATATTCCATGGATTTATGAAGACAGATTGAATGAAGACGATGTAGTCGCAGCGTTAGAAAAAATGTTAAACACTTCAAAAGAAAAAAGAGATAAAATGGGTGCAGATGGCAGAGAACACGTAATGAAAAACTATAATTTTGATAATTTTAATAAAACTTGGATTGACACATTAACTGAAATTAATGAAAAACAAGGTTCTTGGGAAACAAGAAAATATGCCAAACGTTGGACACTGAAGGAGGTCGCTTAATGAAAGTTATAGTAAGAGGACCAGCCCTAACTAGAACAGGATATGGCGAGCACTGTCGTTTTGTTCTTAGAGCCCTTAGAGAAATCAACGGTTTAGATGTATATTTATTACCGGTTAATTGGGGTGAATCAGCCTGGGTTTGGGAAACCGGTGAAGAAAGAGACTGGCTTGACAATATTATCAAAAAAACAGCACTTTACTCACAAAAAAATGGTCAATACGACATGTCTATTCAAGTAACAATTCCAAATGAGTGGCAACGTATGGCGCCGATAAATATTGGAGTCACGGCAGGTATTGAAACAACTAAAGTAGCACCGATATGGCTACAAAAATGTAATGAAATGGACAGAGTGATTACAATATCACAACATTCAAAAGCCGGTTTTATTAACACTATATATGAGGGTGTCAATAAAGAAACAAGACAGCCTGTGGTTTTAAAGTGCAATAAAAAAGTGGATGTTGTCCACTATCCAGTGAAACAAGAGTTGTTGTCTGCTGATCCAAAATTATTAGATTTAGATTTGTCGACAAAATTTAACTTTTTAACTGTAGCTCAGTGGGGTCCACGAAAAAATCTGGGAGCAACGATAAAGTGGTTTGTAGAAGAATTTATTGATAATCCGGATGTTGGTCTCATTGTTAAAACTTTTGTTCGCGGAGGCAGCGTTATAGATAAGAACGCCATAAGCACAGAAATAAAAAAACTTTTATCGAAATATGAAAGTAGAAAATGCAAAGTATATTTGTTACATGGAGACTTGACTGATGAAGAGATGCACTCTTTATATAAAAACAAAGATGTTAACGCATTGATAAGTCTGACTCACGGCGAGGGATTTGGCCTACCTTTATTTGAGGCTGCATACTGTGGTTTGCCCGTGGTTGCAACCGACTGGTCTGGACATTTAGATTTTTTATATAAACCAACAAAAGATAAAAAAGGAAAACAAAAAAATAAACCATATTTTGGACGAGTTAATTATGATATTGCGCCTGTTCATCGAGATTCTGTATGGGATGGCGTTGTTCAAAAAGATTCTTCTTGGGCATATCCACAACAAGGGTCATTTAAAATGAAAATACGTGAGGTGTATAAAGATTATAGTCGATTTAAATCGCAAGCAAAAAAGCTTCAAACTTGGTTACTTGAAAACTTTGAGAACCAAAAACAGCTTGATAAATTTAAAAATATTATCAAAGAATATTTCATTGAAAGTATTTCCGATCAAGAAATA